GGCGGGACGTGGGGCCAGCCATGGGACGGGCCAAGATGATGGCGGGAGCCACTGCCGCCCTGACTGGCCAGGTGGCTGTGGCCGCCCAGGTCTACGCCAGAGCGGCAACCGACATTCCCGACGCGGCGGCCCTCCAGATGAAAAGTCTTTTCCAAACCTGGGAGGAGGTCCTGGAGGCGGGCAATCATTTGCCGGGCGGCGTGATTATCAACGACGGCGGGATCCTGTACCGCGTTGTGGGGGCCAACGGTGTGGATCCTCTGCCACACCAGCCACCCCACGGGGAGGGTATGCTGGCCGTGTACCGCCCCATTGACACGGAACACGCGGGCACCCTGGAGGACCCGATCCCCTGGGCCTATGGTATGGACTGCACCGCCGGCCTGTACTACTCCAGCGGCGCGGCGGTCTACCTGTGCCGGGCAGACATGCGGCCCTGCGTGTGGGCGCCTGGAACCGCCGGCGTATATCAGTGGGAGGTGGCGGAGTAAGCCATGCAATACCAGCAGTACATAACCAAAAAGCGCACACGGGTGGACGGCATTTGCGGACGGGTAAATATCCCCTGGGGCACGATCCTGCCCGTGGAGGGCGATTTTATCACCTACAAGGGCCAGCCCCTTTGTGCTGTGCGGAGCAAAACGGCGCGGGATCACCTGTGGGGGTATGACCCCCAAAACCCGGAGGCGGAGATCAAACGCCAGGAGGCGGTGGCCCTCCTGCTGGCCACGGCCCCCAAGGACAACGGGGACGCCCTGGCGTCCCCCCAGTAACCCGTGGAACAGATACGGCCACCTGGAGCAGACGCCGGAGGCGTGGGTGTGGGCATGGGATCCCGCTGTGGAGGACCTACCCCTGGCCACGGCGGAGCGCCTGCTGGCCTGCACCCGGAGCGGGGCCAAGCCCTGGGAGGTGCCGGAGAAATGAACAGCACGAAACTGATCGCAGACCTGTGCGGTATCATTGACCGCATGAATGTTATTTTACAGGCCCAGGCCATGGAGCTGGCCCAGCTTGACGCCCTCCGCCATGAGGAGGAGATCGAGGCGATACGCCGGGACTATGCCCAGGCTATTGGGGAGGTGAAGCTATGACGGCGGCGGAGCTGCTGACAAGCGGCAGCGGGATCGTTCTGGTGGCCATGACGCTGATCCAGATCTCCCCCGTTAAGGTCAACCCCTGGACTGCACTGGCCAAGGCCATCGGGCGGGCAATCAATGGGGAGCTGATCGAAAAGGTGGACCAGCAGGGCCGGGACATTCAAAGCCTGCGCCGGGAGGTGGGCGAACAGTCCGCCGTGAGCTGCCGGGCGCGGATCCTACGCTTTGGTGATGAAGTGGCCCACGGCGTCCGGCATAGCAAGGACCATTTCGATCAGATTTTGCACGACATCACCGAGTATGAAAAATACTGCAAGGCAAACCCGGACTTTATAAACAACATGACGGCCTTAACATCTGCCAGGATCAAAGAGATTTTTTCAAAATGCCTGGAAGATAACGATTTTCTGTAAGGAGGCCAGACCATGAAAACCATAATTGTGGCCGCTGCATCCATGGCCGTAGGCGCCGCCCTGGGCTGGCTGATCTGCGGGGCAACGATCAAGCACCTACGGCGGCGGGTCCGCAGTTTGCGGGCGGCCAGTAGCCGGGAGAAACCCGCAAAAATGGGCGTCATGGACAAAGTGCTGATCCTGGAGGCTGTGGTGCTGGTTGCCTATACCGTGGCCGATCTGGTGGTATTCTGGCACACTGGCGCAGAACCCACCACCCTGACGGCCTGCGTGTTCGGCGTCTGCGGCCTGGAAAATGGAGTTATGGGCTGGATCAAAACGAACAAGGACAAGGCGGCAGAACCGAGCGGGGCGGCCCAGGGGGCCACCTCCACCGGCCCGGAGCCGGAGCGGGCAGAGCCGCCGGACATTGGCAAGGAGTGAGAACATGACAGAAAAGCAACTGCGCGAAAAGGTGGTGGCCACTGCTGTGGCCTGGCTGGGCTGCAAGGAGGCCAACGGCAGCCACCGAAAGATCATCGACACCTACAACGCCCACAAACCGCTGGCCCGTGGGTATGCCGTCAAGTACACGGACGCCTGGTGCGCCACCTATGTGTCCGCCGTGGCCATTGTGGCAGGCGTTGCGGATATTCTGCCGCTGGAATGTGGGTGCGGCCCCATGATCGCCCTGTTCAAGAAACTGGGCACCTGGCGGGAAAACGACGCATACACCCCCGTGCCCGGCGATGTGATTTTCTACGACTGGGACGATGGCGGCAAGGGTGACAACACCGGAAACCCGGACCATGTTGGTATTGTTACCGCCGTGACCGGCACCACTGTGACCGTGATCGAGGGCAACAAGGGCAACGCGGTGAGCTATCGAACCATGAAGATCAACGGCAAGTATATACGCGGCTATGGTGCCCCGGACTATGCAGGTAAGGCCAAAGAAAGCACCCCCGGCACCCCGCAGGCCCCCGTGGCGGCCACCGTCTACACCGTAAAGGCCGGGGACACCCTGGGGCGTATCGCCGCCAAGCACGGCACAACGGTGGCCAAACTGGCAGAGATCAACGGGATCAAAAATCCGAACCTGATCCATGTGGGCCAGGTGATCTATTTGACTTCGGCGGCGGCGGCCACCGCAAAGCTGGCCAAGCTGGGCGTGATCAATTCCCCGGACTACTGGGCGCAGGCCACCAGCAAGGTCAAGTATTTGGACATTCTGCTGACCAAAGCGGCGGAGGTGATCACCAAGCCGGGCACCCGCACCTCCACCCCGGAGGACGGCGTGGCCGCCCTGGTGGCCGCTGGCGTCATTGACACCCCGGCCTATTGGCTGGCCAACTATGACACATTCCCCTCCCTGGGCCTGCTGCTGTGCGCCCTGGGCGGGGCTGTGAAATAATTTTAGGAGGACAACAAAATGGAAAACATTGTGCAGTACATCCCCGTGGCGATCTCCGCCGTCCTGCTGGCGGCCCTGATCCTGACCGTGGCCACCAACATCATTGTGCAGGTGCTTAAAAAGTTGACCTGGGACAAAATCCCCACCAACATCCTGGCGTTTATCGTGGCCATGGCCGTCACCCTGGTGGTATTCTTTGCGGTGTTCCAGATCATGGGCTGGACGGTCACCTGGTACATGGTGGCCGGAGCTGTGGCCCTGGGCGTATTTGTCACCTACGCGGCGATGTTCGGTTTTGACAAACTGCGGGAGGCCCTGGAGCAGATCACCAAGTATTCCGGAAAAAAGTAAAAAGCCCCCCCGGCGCCGTCCCTGGTGCCGGGGGGTGTTCCCGTATTCACTTGATTGCCTCCAGCTCCATGTTTTCGATCTCCACCCAACTGAACCCCAGGCGGTGCATATCCTCCGAAACAGCGGAAAGGACGCAACTGCTTTCCAGGGTGAGATTTTCATAACACCGGGCGGCGAACATCTTGAAAACCTCCACCGCACGCTCCAGGGTAAACACCTGGATATTACCAACCGTGGCCCCATACTTACCATTCAAATGAACCAGCATTTACTTGCGCCCCCTGTTTCTAAAGTATCGGATCACCAACCGAACCGGGATATACACGACCACAAAAACGGTCACAAAAAGCAGATATTTCATTGTTTGCCCTCCCTTGACAAACCCATGGATTTTGTTTATAGTGAGGGTGCGGGGTTACGGCCCCGCACCCTCTGCCTGTTACCGGTCAAGCAATTTTAGGATTGCCGCTGTTATCAGGCCGGAGACTGTGCCCGCCAGGATTGTGTCCGCCAAGACCTGCAACCTGTTGGGCTGCGCCGTCGGCTTTTGCCGTCGGCGTTTTTTCTTGCCCTTGCTCATATCAACCACCCCCTTTCTGATTATTATTATAGACCTTTAAGGGTGCATAGTCAATTAGGAATATGCACGAATTAAGGTGCTTTTATTTGTGTAAATTATGCACTTTACAAGGTGCATAAAAGTGTGATAGAATACCAGTGAAAGGAGGCGGGAGAAATGGCGATCAGCTATAAAGGAGCATTTGAGAAAATGCAGGAAAAAGGGATCACGACATACCGGATCCGAAAGGAAAACATTTTATCCCAAAGCACCCTCCAAAAGTTGAGAGAGGGAAAGCCCGTCACAACGGAAACCATAGAGCGGCTTTGCCTGCTTATGGATTGCACACCCAACGATGTGATGGAGATCGTCCCATAAAGAGGACCAAGGGCGCGCCGGGGGTGACCTGGTGAATAAACGCCCTCCGGTGGGCTATATTTTTCTTGTGCTGACTATTACCACGGGTTTGACGCCGGACCCGTGGTAATATCAAGAAAAATGTGGTCTATTACCACACCGGAGGGGCGTAAATGAAGTTTTACGAGATCAACGGAAAACGGAATATGTGCGGGGACAGGATCCGGGAGGCCAGACAGAAACGGAGGCTTTCACAATCCGACTTGTGCAGGTTGTTACAGCTCAAAGGGATCATGGTAGAGCGCGATGTGATCAGCCGCATGGAAAGCGGTAGCAGGATCGTGACAGACTTCGAGGCGGTGGCAATCGCGGAAGTGCTGGAGGTCCCGGTACTGTGGCTGCTGGGTAAAGAATAGGCCGGCGTGGTAGTTGAACCACGCCGGCCTATTGCTATTTTTCAGAAAGTGAGGATCGCCCAATGAAAGGATATAAACACCTGACCGAGCATGATCGGAATAAAATTGCCAAAATGCGAAAAGACGGCGCCACCATGCGGGAGATCGGGGCGGCCCTCCATGTCAGTGCCGCCACCGTCTGCCGCGAGATTAAGCGCGGCACCTACACCTACACAAACGGGGACTATTTCGAGGTGACCGAGTACATACCGGAGCGGTCCCATAAACGCTACCGGGAGAACCTGGCCGCCAAAGGGCCGGGGCTGAAAATCGGAAATCACCGGGACTATGCGGAGAAGCTGGAGGAGCTGATCGTGGATCAAGACTTTAGCCCCTCTGCCGCCCTCCATGAAATCGAAAACCACCCGGAGAAATACGGCAGCTTTGATATTTCGATCTGCCGCCAGACACTCTATTCCTATGTGGGCAAGGGTATTTTCCTGCGGCTGACCAATAGAGATCTGCCGTTCAGGGGGTCCCGCCAGAAAAAGACCCAGCACATACGCCGGATGAAATCGGCCCCAAAGGGTGAGAGCATAGAAAAGCGCCCCGTGGAAATCAACACCCGCCAGGAGTTCGGTCATTGGGAAATGGATCTGGTGGTGTCCTGCCGCCGGGGCCACAAGTGCCTCCTGGTCCTCACCGAGCGGGTGACCCGCCACGAAATTATACGCATAATCCCGGACAAGACCGCCGCCAGTGTGGTGCGGGCGTTGGACACGATAGAAAGAAAGTATGGCAAAATGTTTCCGGCAGTATTCCGGTCCATTACCGTGGACAACGGCAGCGAGTTTTCCGACTGCGGCGGCCTGGAGCGATCCGTGTTCAAAAGCAGGGGGCAACGCACGAAAATGTACTACTGTCACCCGTATTGTAGTAGCGAGAGAGGGAGCAACGAAAAGCAAAACCAGATGATCCGCAGGAAGTTTCCCAAAGGAACAAACTTTGATAAGGTCACACCCAAAGCTGTCCGGGCGGCGGAGGAATGGCTGAACGAATACCCCCGCAAGATCCTGGGATGGTACAGCAGTAACGACCTTTTCCGGCAGCTCATTGAGGCGGTTTGAAAAATATTTTACTTTTTGTTACGCTTTCCTCTTGACATTTGCGAATGAAAATGCTATCAATAAGAGTAACAAAGGGTAAACCCCTTGTTGCTCTTATTTTTTATCAAAAAACGGAGGTGAAAGGAACCATGAGCAACAAATATTTGGGGCCTGCGGAGCGGCGGCTGATCGCAGAGAAGTGGGACGCCTACGCATCGGTGAGAGAGATCGCGGATCTGGTGGGCGTGGCCCCCAAGACCATTTACCAGGAGTTGCGGCGTGGGAGCAACGGCACCCTGGACAGTAACAGCCGCCAGGCATACAGCCCGGACCTGGCCCAGCGCCGTTTCCAGGAAAACCTCCGCCGCCGTGGCAAGCGGCAGCCCGACGAACAGGCCACCAACCAGTAAACCGATCCGCCCGGTATGGCGGAGAAATAAAGGAGGACAACAAAATGGCAACTATCATCAAGCAGACGGAAAAGGCGATCACCTGGACCGAGATCGCGCAGGCCAGAGAGGCCGGCACCCTGGACAAGCTTCTGGCGGAGCGGGATGTGATCCGCTTCACCCTGCGGAACGGCACCGAGGCCAGCGCGGTCATGGAAAAGGTGGAGCCGCGCCGGGCCTGGGTGGGCTTTGTGGACTGCGTGGCAGATCGGCCCATGTATGACCGGATCGAGCGCCCCGTGTCCTGGAAAAACAGCGATACGCGCCGCTACCTCAACACTGATTTTGTCCGGGAGCTGCCGGAGGACCTGCTGGCCATTATCACCCCCCGCACCACCCGGCAGACCGTCCAGGGTGAGGAGCTGGTGACCACGGATCTGCTGTGGCTGCATAGCATTACGGAAATGTTTGGCCGCCAAGAGTGGGCCGACGGTGACGATCCCACCGAGGAGCAACTGCCCATTTTCAAGACCGAGCGGGACCGCGTGAAGATGTGGGAGGGCTGCACCTGGCCCCATGACTGCCGTTCCGTCTGTTCCGGCGACACCAGCATTTTCTGCCTTGTCATCACCGGC